GCCTTTTTGGCAAGATTTAGGGCAGTCTGTCCAGCGTTAGGATTCATGTTGCCTTCATCGCCATGAGCCAAGATCCAGCCCTTTTCAAATTCATAAAATGTTTTGTGGAAAGTAATGCCCATAGATTCAAAATCCATGAATTTTGGATATTGCAATTCAGGTAGGGCTATCAAGCCCGGCACTTTTAATAAAGTGTTATATAAGCGATCAGTATGATTACTGCGGATAATATGAGCTTCTCGGCTGTGCTCTGTGAGATCCCAAAGAATCTCTTGAGTAGCTGTGCGGTCATCATCCAAAGTCTGCTGATAAGCCAAAGGTGTTTTTTCACTCCAACGGCTAATAGTCTGAAAATCAATTTCATCTCCAACCACCAATACAGAATCAAATTTTTCTTTCCTTGCTAACTTAACGACATTTTTTACAGCTGTTTCATGGTGGTATGGGATCTGTAAATCCGAAATAACCAAGTATCGCTTAATCGTCATCCTCATCGTCAGTTGGATCTATGGATGGGATGATCCCACCATCGCCCACAATCCAATCAGGAAAAGTCTTATGTTCAGTCATCAACCAAAAAGCGTGCTCCGGTGTGAATCCGGCTTTTCTAGCTGCTTTGTAGCATTCATGCAAAGCCATGTAATGTTGATCGATCTTTGTTAATGGCTCAGGAGTTTGGCGAACGACTCGACGATTGATCTTTTTGCGTTTGATAGGTTTTCGTGTGTTCGCCATAAGTAAAGGCTACTTGCTTGAAGTAATAATTCTCAGGATTTCCTCTTGGCGTGTTTCTATTCTCGCCAATCTATCAGCAAGAGATGCACCACCATTAGGAGTTAAAGTCCAAAGCCATCCTTTAATAAGATAACGCAGACCCGTAAAGAAACCGACCAATACGGCGGTTATGCCGGCTGCGAAGCCAGCCCATTCTGCCGGTGTCATTTTTCAGACGAGCCAATTCCGTATGCTCCCTCTTTTGGATCTAACCACTTGATAACTGGTGCAACGACTGCACCTAATAACACAGCATATTCAGGTTTAACATCTCCAGCAATAGCGAGTGCAACAGTAATTCCAGATGCAGCCACAGCTCTTAAATATGACTTAATTGCTGCCTTATGTTTGTTTGATAGTTTCATGCGTTGCCTCCTAGTAGTGGGATGTTAAAAAATTCACCAGTTTGATTTGGTTTGAATGAAATATGAATGTGCTTGGTGTGTGGATTAATGCCCTTGTATTTACGCCAACGCCAGTTTAATAGTTTGCTGGCAATATGATGATTATGAATAACATATTTGATCCGCTTATCTGTTTTGCCAGCAATGCGTATTTGGTCAGCAAGATAGGCAGATATACCCTCGACTGAACCAAGATCCGCTGTTATATCGATAGCGCAAACTTCACCCGATTTTAGTGGGTTGTGATCTGAAACTTTTGATCGCATTTGGTGTTGCGCCGAGGCAATCCAACCATCTGATTTGCGGGATCTATCAGGAAAACAATCATCAATTTGCTCCCGCAATTGCACAGCTGCTTTACTCAGAAATGGTTTCAATTTCAATCCAACTTAATGTTTTCTCATCCCAATTCCACTTGCCATCAGGTTTAGGAGTTGGTGCTTGCCAATCAAAGTTCTCATCTAATGACCAAGATGAATAAGGTTGTGGTTCAATAAATACATCTGCAACTGAATCATAAGTAAATCCAATACCTGCGTATTGTTTTCTTATGCGATTGTTATAGCTTGTTTTAATCCAAGTGCCGCCAAGATTATCTATTAACCATTGATAACCTTCATCGCCTGCAGGATCATTGTTATCTCCAACAACAACCCTAACAACTATATTATTTTCATCAATTTCTGCCCAATGGCTCATTTTGCGTACCTCAAAATTACCAATCCTGAACCGCCTGCTTTGGTTGTAATTCCATAATAACTTGCACCAGCGCCACCACCTGTATTTGCAGTTCCTGCTACTCCTTCAGTTGATGTGCCATATTTACCGCCTTGACCGCCACCACCATAACCACCTGCGCCACCAGTTTCAGCACCACCAGAAGGATGTTGTGCGCCACCACCGCCACCACCTGCATAATAATAAGTTCCGCCAACATTTTGACCTGTTGATGTTGTTAAACCCCAAGATGAATAAGATGATGAACCATTACCACCAGCACCTGCTATTCCTGCCGCACCTGCACCTGCACCTGCAACTGAATAACCACCGCCACCTGATCCTGAGTATTGTGCGCCTAAAGTTCCACCCGCAGATCCTTGTGATCCTGTTGCAGCAGTTCCGTTATATTGCCAACCACCACCGCCACCTGATCCACCATCTCTTGCTTTACCGCTTGGTGAGTTTGCAGTTTCACTTCCACCACCACCACCGCCATTAGCGGTTAATGAATTGAATGTTGAGTTTGATCCACTATTGCCAGTATTTGCATCAGATGGTGCGCCACCGCCAAGGCCTGAAACTCCAGCACCACCAGCGCCAATAACAATGGAATATCCTGTTGCACTTAAAGATGATGAACCATTTATTAAACCACCTGCACCGCCACCGCCACCACCTGATCCACCACCTGCACCGCCACCGCCAGCAATCATTAAGTATTCAACTGTTAAAGATTGTAAAGGTGTAAATGTTCCGTTGCCAGTAAATGTATGATAAAAATATGAAGCATCATCAGTTATCGTTCCACCTGTTGCTTTTGGAACAGCAATATAATTTGATGAAGCAAAAACTCCCAATTTGAACATTAAGCAATATCTCCAATGCATAACCATTCATCAGTTGCAATTTTTACACAAGTCATTGCAGAATATTGCACTCGTGTTTTTGGAGTTGTAGCTGTTGCTCCAGTTGATTTAATAACAACTCCAGATGCTCCTGAAACTGTGCATTGACCTGCACCTGTTTGGGCAATGTTAATTGATGTTCCAATTGGAAATGCAACTGAACTGTTTAACGGAATTGTAATTGCAATCGCTGCCGCATTTGAATAAGTGATTAACTTGTTTCTTAAATCTGCTAAAACAAAAGTATCTGATGTAGTAGATACAGCTCTAAGCGTAATTGAAGCAAAAGACGCATCAACGGCGTTTCCAATAGTTCTAATGGCTGATGCGCCATCTTTGACTAAATCTGTATCACTTGGGATAGTCCAAGCAAAATTGGTGGTGGTAGTAGGCATTTTTCTCCTTTAGGCAATTATATCGGCATGAGCCCAGTCAATTGTAGCGGATATGGTGTTCCAAGCCTCGCCAACAGGCACAGTATTCCATCTCATCGCTACCTGACTGAAATTAACAGGCGATAGGTTTATGGTTAAAAACAATTCGTTAAATCGAGTACTCCATTTCCAACCCTCAACATACCCTTCAAAACTGCCATTTTGGATTTGGCTTGGTAGGTCGGTGATATGGACTGGCTGACCGACAAAAATCCCAAGTAAAGCATCTCGGTCGGAATCATCTAACTCTGGGTTTGTGATTGGAAAAGTTATGCTGTCAAATAAAGGATACGGAACTGATCTTAAAGTTATGTATCGATCAGCTACTTCCTGAGCGTTTGTAGCATCATGAATAGTTGAGTTAATGGTTTCTGACTTATATCCATAAATCCCAATAGATGTGGTATCTGTCGCTGTTTTTTGAGATCCAAAGTTGTTCCCATAATTGATATAAATATCATTTCGAATGTCAGCTGCTTTTGTGGCAGTTCTAATTCCAGATCCCAAAGCGGTATTGGCTGAAATTTCGGTGTATCCATTTGCTGATAAATAAGTCTGCCTGTGGTCTGCATCGGCATATCCAATGTTTCCTTCATTGTCTTCATACAAATAACCAAGACCGCTATTAGCAATGTTTGATGCAATGTTATAAACAGTATCCGGTGTGTCTGCTCTGGCTTCCATTTCAAATAACCCTGGGCGATCTACTTCACCCAATCCAATGTTTTCAGCATTTACCCAAGTTGTCGTTGGTGTGTAATCAGCCCAAGTCAAAGCTGCTGCAACTTCATTCCATGTATTTGTCAGAGAATAGGAAAGCAAAGTGAATATTTGATCGCCGTCGTAATCTTGGGCTAAAGTGTCATTATAAACTTCTTTGGCTAGTTTAACTAATGATCCCAATGCCAACAAGGTATAACTGACCACAGTTGCAATTGATCCAGTATTTTTAACCTCAACAGTTATATCTGAAAGATTGCCACCAAATAAAGGAACGAAAGTTCCTGCGCTGTTTTTGACTTGTAAAGTTAAACCATCATTAATTTCAAAAGGCAAAGTTTGACCTGAAAGGGCTAATACTTCAATCTGTAAATAAGATGGATTTGGTTGAGTATAAATATCATCTCGACCAGATTGATGTGCTATATCGCTAATTGCTATGTCTGTGTAATCAATTCCAGCAACTGTAAGTTTCCAGTCAGGTGTCCAGACAGTCATTATCCGCCCTTGATGCCTGAATTATACAGCTGTGGAACTGATCTTGATGCGCTTTGATTTAATACTTTTGCAACGGCTCTCGCAGCACCTTCACTATCAACGGCTTGAACTGAAACATTATTGATAACAGTTGGATTTCCTGCGCCATAGGTAAAGTTAGATGTAGGAACTGATGGAGTTTGTCCAAGCATTCCGCCGGTTAATGATGGGTTTGGAATATACCCAATATCTGCTCCGGGTTTGATTAGATTTGTAATTCGAATTGCTTGGTTGGCAAATTCAACTAACAAGCCAATTGCCTCTCGAATAAATGTAATAAATCCTGAAATTATGCCAGCAACTGTTTTAATGACTGCGCCAAATGATGCTGCACCCTTTTGACTTTCATCAAGAGCCGCTACTAATCCCGCATCACCTGTCAGACCAGCAATAAATCCATTAAGAGTTGGAATGCCTGTTTCATTTAAGAATCCAATAAATCTTTCCACAAATGGAAGCAATGCATAACCAAGACTTTCTTTTGCTTCATCAAATCCTACTTTTAAGCGATCAATTTTGCCTTGGAATGTTTCAGCGTTTTTACTAGCTGCGCCACCATAAAGATCTGATAACTTTTGCTGAACTTCGGTAAATGAAAGAGTGGCAAGTTCGCTCTTTGATAATCCAAGACCTAACCTGCCAAGAGCTGTGGTATTTCCATCTTGAGCCCGACCTAATGCATTGGCAACTGTTTCAAGTTCAAGTCCTCGACCTTTAGCAATATCTAAAGATAAGTTTAATAATCTTTGCGCTTCATTAACATCTTTTGTAGATACGGCTAATCTCTGGAATGCCGGTCTTAGTTGATCGTCAGCAACA